TTGTACCCGGTACGATCTCCCACGCTGTACCGATACCAGGTCGCGGGTCGTCGGGTGTGCGGTAGGCGTGTGCCCGACCTATCACCCATTGTTTGCCGTCAATAGTGACCCATTCGGGTGGGTCCATTTGTAGTGACCCATCTGGATACTTTTTGATAAATAGTTTGATACGAGAGGCTACGTCAATGTAACCGTCGAGGTTGTAACTCATTCTGACCCCTCATCGTCGATCATCTGCCTAATCATGCGCCTCACATCGGAGACGGTTTCGCATTTCTCGACCTCGATGTCGTCGAGGACGTTGGTTAGGGCTTGAACGTATCCTTCGAGGTAGTCACCCATGATGATCATCGAGCGCGCCCCACAAGAGACCGATCGCTAGGCCGATGAGTAGGCAGGCGAGCCCTACCAGTGCCGGGCTCATGCTGTGCGTTTCCACATGCGTATCGACCGGCCATTATTGGATTCCCGGGTCGAGGTCACATAGTTACCCATTGAGGTAATGACACCCATGCTTGACCATGAACGGAATAGGGCCCCGATCTGGTTGGGGTGCCCGTCAGGTAAACCGATGGAGTCGATCAGTAAATCGGCTGTGAATAGGCCACCTATCGCAAGCGATTTGCGGAATATGGTGGCTTGGACGCGCCAATTCTTGTCGATGTCTGCGAGCACCTGGGCATCTTCACGGTCGTACCGTTCGCAATAGGTGCAGAGTTGCCCTGTGCAATAATGGCCGGGTCGGTCCAGTTGCATGTCGCCAATAGAGTCGAATAATGATTCCGTCATGGTTCCCCTTTTTCTGCTAGTGGCTAGTGTGGTGGCGAGGCTACCCACTAGAAAGTAGCCCCGCCGAAGACATCCCGTCATCTCATTTGTGACAGGTACGCGGCTTCCCCTCCGCTGGTATGTCTGTGCGCTTATCTTTACGAGCCGCCGTCGCCGTGTCAAGGACTTTAATCATTCCGGCGTGTTGGGCATGATCTCAGGGGACCAGCGGTCACCATAGAAACGACGATAGGCCAAGGTGGGTTTACCGTCACGGATCACGATAAAGACTTGACCAGTCGCGTCGAGGTGATCGAGGTCGAACAGGTAATAGGAGGCGTTTAGCACCCGTGTCTGGTCAGATTCCAATGGTCAGCGCCCCTTCCATTATTCCATGCCGTATAGAACGCCCTGTCTTGCCAATACCGATTCCATTCTTGGATCGGATGATGACGTAATGCCCTAATCTCATCAATGAGCCCGTCAGCGGTTGAGCGTGATTCCCGTATCATCAAATAGGTAAGGCTTATTCTCCATTGAGAATCGAGAAATTGGTACGCCCCACTAGCCGTCGATACGGTGCTGCGGGCCCTATAATTATCACGGGATTCCCTGTGCATAATGCACTTGCGAACCCCTGCCCATTTACTGTGGTAATGCTCCCCGGTGTAGAGACTTGGTTCGTGGCCTTTCCAGTCTTTCGCATCCATTGAGGTAGCTGCACATGCCGGGGCCGTTATGAGTGCCGCGCACATAAGCATTTCGGTAATCATTCGTGCTCGATGATCGTCACCGTACTTGATATTCGTGTGCGCCTAGTCAGGTANGCGTCCACACTTTCGCGGTCGATCCTTCGGTGCCCGCCCGGTGTGACGATTGCGTCAATCCTGCCCGCNTCCGAATACCTGCGGATTGCATCTGTTGACACGCCTAATAGTTCGGCGGCTTCCCCTGGTCGAATATATGACATGTGTTCCCCTTCAATAGACGTCGAGCATAACCCTTAGATGCTGGTTTTACGTGCTTTTGATAGGTCGCGTGTCCAGCGGGCTTTCGTGATCGGGGACCGGGCAAGGATCGGCAGAGGGAATACGGTCCCGTCACGGTCAGCGGCAGAGGTGAACGATATGTGGATATGGGCTTCATGCCCGTAGTTCCCGTGACGCCATGTCCACCACGTTTTTTTGTACGTACCTGACGAGATACGGTTCTCAAAAACCACATATTTAAGCCGTGACGCGCCGGGGAGCCCGCTGGCCGCGTAGTCGAGTAACTGGTTAGCCAGCAGCCGGGCGGTACGCCCATTCGCATACGTGCCTAGCCCCTCATCAATGTCTATGGCGTGTACGACACCTGCTTTATTCGGTGTGTGGTCAGAGGCGGATCCTCGGGCTAAGTGTGCAGCGTCTCCGATCCACCCGTCTGAGCTCTTGTCGCGTTTAGGCCAGCGCCGGTCGATCTGGTCGCGGAGTGTTACGCCGCCTTTACAGAGTCGGGCCATTATCGAGCCTCCCGTAGCGTGTGTCTTCACCGTTGAGGGCGTTAATAATCACGGGGATTACTGCCGCTGATATAGCAACGATTAGCGGGTGAACATCGGCGGTCGCCAGCCATGACAGGAGCGCGCCGAGTGCGGCCCCGGTCGCTATCTTGACAATTGAGCCTTCCCATGTGGAGGCGAGCCAATGCTTCATCAGAGCCCTAACTTCGCCGAGATGAGGTCAACTTTCGCGGCAACGTCGGCCAATGATTCCCCACCGTTACGAAACCCCGGTTGGATCGTTTGGGTCGCTTTTTTGATCTCGTCGCGCACCACGTTACGGATGAGCCACACCAGACCGGTGCCCATGATTGCAAGGGCGGCTAAGGATGTCGCTACGAGGCCTACAACGTCCGCAAAGTTCACCGCTTTACCCTTTGAGTTTGGCGCGGACGATAGCCCGGGCCCGTTCGGTTTCATCGGCCACTTTGGGATGCTTTGACGATGTTGGCTTTTTCTTGGGCTCCACCGTTTCGGGTGGCGTGTCCACGTGTAGATCTTGATCGATTTCACTCACTAGGTGCCTCCGCTGGTTGTGGGCTAACGAACTCATCGAGTACCGGGTCGTACGTCATTCCTTGGCCTGCGTACTGGCCCCGGAAGTTGTTGTTGTATGACGTTTGTAGCCAGTCCCCTGCGATACCGATAGCAGCGATGAACGCTTGCCCGATAGGTTCGGAGTCAGGGAAGTCACCACCGCCGCAGTCAGAGTTATTTATCACGATGACGTTGCGAACGATCTGGTATTCGTCTACTTGCGCGAAGTGAGCCATTTACACCACCACCCTAATAATTACTACACCTGAGCCACCAGCGAAACCGACACCAGAACCACCGCCGCCGTTTCCACCACCGCCGCCGCCCAAATTGATTGTTCCCGCTGTGGATGAAGCACCTCCGCCGCTCGTCGCGGTCGCCCCTCCGGAACCACCACCGCCACCGGCCCTACCGACGGATGCGTTTGTTATGGATGAAAAATTTCCTATGCCTCCTGTACCAGTTCCAGTAGAGTCGGTTCCGTTGGTTCCGTTGCCACCACCGCCACCGCCTCCACCACTGTAACTTAACGCGTTCCCACCCACAAAGCCTGCGGGCAACGTTGCACTGCCACCCGTACCGGTATCACCTGCACCGCCACCATTCCCGCCGGTAAGTCCATTTATTTGACTAGATCCTTGGGAGGATGCACCACCGCCACCGCCTCCGACTGCGGAATAAGGCCCGATTTGTGAAGCAAACCCTGATAGACCAGCTCTGTTGATCGGGGCCGCGGCACCACCCGCGCCAACGGTGACAGTGTGAGTGGTTGCGCTTAAATAAACCTGAGTTCCCACTAATACGCCACCACCGCCACCGCCACCGCCTTGTCCGCTAGTGAAACCACCCGAAGAACCACCACCGGCAATGACAAGAATGTCAGCGAACCCAGCGCGATCCACAATAAGATCACCGCTACCCGTGAAGGTTATGTACTTGTACGAGATTCCACCAGACGAGTAACTGTCGGTTGCCGTGTTCGTGAAGTTTGCGGCCTCAACCCCACCGGAGAAAGGGATAAACGTCCATGTATTTGATGCTGTTCTGACTAGGCTTCCCCCCTTTGATGTCGCCAAAGTGAGTGGTGTCCCGTTAATCGTTACTGTGGCCGCCGGGGCAATAGTTACAGTGCCAACGCCAATGTTCAAGAAATTGAGTTGAGTGTTGGCGACCCATGCGACGGTTGCTTGAGCCGGTATTGTGAGTGTCACGGCTGACGCATTGGATAGCGTGACGGTTTTACCAGCATCAAGTAGGGCCGCTGTGTAAGTAACGGTGGTGATTGCGTTTTGGGTGGGTGCCTGCATAACTTGATCCACCCGGTTAGCCAGGGAAAGACTCGCCCCCGGGTAGTTCGCTACGAGGTCCGAGGACTCCACATAAGGGCTACCTGCTGCTGTGACTGCCATTTTTATAACCTCACTAGATCGGATTGGGTAATTATCTCAAACCATTGAGCGCCCGGGCCCACCTGCGACCAGGTGAACGCGGGTGCGACCTGACCCCATTGTAGGACTTGCAGCGAGAATCTAGGGTCTGATATTGAGAGTGTCATAATGTGCTGCCCGTTATTATAGGAGTCCGTCCACCCTTCGACGATGCCGTTAAAATCCGGGTAAGGGCCCGACGCCGGTAAACCTCGCACCGTGACAAGTGAACCCGATACCAGGTCGAGGAGCTTGTCGGTGTCTGCCGGGTTGAGTTGGTCTACGAGTACCGAGATTTGTCCGAGGTTCCAAAGCCCGTTCGCTTGCGCGGTCATGATCCCCGCGGCCCTCTCGGTCGCGTCGCTAATGGTTTTAATATCGGTTTCCAGCCGGTACTCGCGTCGACCGTATTGGATGATCGAGGCGCTATCCGTTTGGGTCACTGACAGATCCGGCCCGTAAGTGACGGTTACGTCGTTAATGAGTGGCGTTAAGGTTTTGGCCCATGTCGGTGCAAAGATAACGCCGGGGGCTTCGAGGTTGAAACTAGCCGGGGATAGCGGGTAGTCGGCCCATGTGCCCTCAGCCTCTGACCAGGTGCCGGTCTGGTTAGCCCATATCCCGGGGAATGTGGTCGAGCCACGGTTGCCGTAGTCCTCGAAGATGATGCGGCCTTGCGGGTCGTCGTAGTACGTTGCCCCGGTTCCTTGCGCGATACGGGCTAGGGCGTCGAGGGCGGTGGAAGGTTGCGCGTCGGCTTCTAGGATCGCGTACAGGGTGATATCAGGGTCACCGGCGTTCAGGTAATCAAGCCCCGTGGCGTCAAGGATTCCGGTTACCCGTTGCCGGGCGCTCTGCTCAACATAGCCAGTCGCACCGACGTCGGTGTACCCGAGTTTGGCTAGGTTCCCCATCGCCGTAATCGTCGTGATCGCGGTCGGGTTTGTCGTGCTAATAAATGAGACGTCTAGGTCACTGATTGCACCCGTGAACCGGGCCACACCATCGAAAGATATTGCGACCGTATCGGCTAATTCCAGGAGCGGGCCCGTGTCGCCCCGTAGCACGATCTGGGTATTGGAGGCCGTCGGGCTAGAGGTCACATCCGAGCGACCATGGGCGATAGTGACGTTGTACTCAAATAGGTCTAGGTCGATCACCGACCCGGCCAAAGTGATTTGTAGGGTCATGTCAGCACCGGGGTGACGACCGCACCGCTACGAGAGTCGGCTTGCCGTACAAGATTCGATAACGCCAGGGCCACCATTTGTTGAGTAAGCCCCGCCTGGCGCTCTGACTCCCGAGCCGACACTTCCGCCCGCGCCGCTGTACCAAACGCCTCCGCCTCCCGTAAGGCGGCTGCGACGTCTTGCTCAAGTTTCGCTTTGAACGCGGCCCCGACCGGTTTCGCTATTTGCTTCCCAATTTTCTTGAGCCGGTCGCCCTCTTTCGATAGTTGCGTGGCAAGCCCGTTTACCGTTTCGACACCCGAGGCGACCCCGGCGAGTAGGAAGTCGGGGACGATACTCATTGCCAGGAGGGCTGTGGATTCACGAACCCCGACGAACTTATCCGACATTGTGGGTACGAGACCGTCGTCGATGAGTTGCGTGGCGAGGGCTGTACCAGTGACGGGGCCGAGGGATGCTATCGCGTTAATGAATTCGGCGTCGCCACCGGCGTCCCGGATTTTGACCAGGACATTCCCGAACGCGTTCGCCTGGTCGATCTGTTTGTTAAACCCTTCCAAAAGACTGACCCCGGTGGCGTTGCCTAACGCATCGAACTGGCCGGTAAATGCCGCTTCGAGATCGATGCCACCGAGTAGGTTCTTTTGTATGTTGTTCGCGTAATCGGTGACCGATTGGGCGGCGGCTTCTAGTTTGGTTTTCTGTATGTCAAGGTCGGCGTTAGTGGCGGCGAACCTGAGCCCTAGCGCCTCATTAGTGTCTAATAGTTTCTGTTGTTTTTTGGTTAGTTCTTCGGTCGCTGCACTTGACCCGCCGGTCCCTCTCGTGTTGTCGTCAAGGATTCCGGTGTATGTGTGGGTAAATGTGTTAACGAGTTTTTGGCGTTCGGCTAGGTCTTTGTAATCTTTGTTCTCTTCTTTAATCATGTTGAGCCGGACACTATTAACGGATAAAAACCTAATGAATTCGTCGGTTGTTAACCGGATTTGACTTGAGTAGTCACGCCATGAGGGGATCGTTGACTCGACCGTATCGGCTAAGTTTTGTGCCGCGACATTTGTGTTAGCCAGTCCACGGAATAGGAAACCTAACGGGGAATTAGGCCCGGTCAGGGAGCCGAGGATTTCACCGAACAGACCGCCGAACGCTCCCGAGGCTACGGCGAGCCCTTCGACGCTCTTAGTGGCGGTGTCGGTTTGGGTGCCAGTTCGAGTGATGGATTCGTTATAAGTTTTGAGGGATTGTGTGGCGAACGTACCGAACGCTTTACCAATACCACTGACAAGTGGTTCTAGGTCTTCCATGACGTCTACGAGGTTCTGTGTCTGATTATTCGTGTTACCGAGGGCGTCGAGTAAGCCCTTTCCAAACGCCTCTTTAAGGTTGTCAGTGGCCTGCGAAAGGCGTTTAATTTGACCCTCGAAAGTTTGGGCGCTGGTCGCTGATTGACCCGAGAATGTGGTGGCGAGGCTTTTACTAATCAAGTCCATATCACCGGTAGCAAGTGTCGCTTTATCGATACCGGCACCGAGCCGTGATAGCCCTTGCGTGTTGCCGTCATAACCGCGACCGAGTGCCTGCACCACCGAGTCGAGGCTTTTACCTGACCCGGCACTCACATCGAGGGCAAGGGATAAGGCTGCGTTCGCTTCCTCAGTGTCACCGATAGATCGCACTAGTCGGTCATAGGCGGGTCGGAGTTCATCGTCAGCGATACCGAGGGAACGTTCAAGCCCGGATATAAACTCTTCGATCTTAGGTTGGTCGTGTGCGAGCCCGACGTTGCCGAGAGTGGTGGCAAGTTTCTCTAAGGCTGCTTCGTCTTCCATGGCGGCCTTCACGCCGTCCACACCGAACTTGATCGCTAGGGCGCCGGCTGCTGCTGCCGTAGCGATAAGGGCCGGGCCGACAAGTGAGGACATCGTGCCCGCGAACCCTTTGAGGCCGCCCTGCGCCTGGTTAAGTCCCGAGTTAAATTTCTTGAGGTCAGCCGCTAAGTAAATGGTTAAGGTCTTGCCACCCAATGCCATTAGATGATCTGCCATTTCATTACGACACGATCCACGGCTTTGCCCCACTCCTCAAGTGCAGGCTTTTGATATGATTTTGCTTCACTAATCCAGTCGCTACCCGAACCGAACGCGGCAGGCATACGATTACGGGCGCCGAGTGCGGCCCTACCCCGGTCACCTTTGTCACTCGGGTATCTGAGCATGGTTGGCGACGCACCACCAGACACGGCTTTGCGACTAGACCCGATCATAACTTTTGGTAGTCGATCCGATCCGGCCCGGACACTTCCCGCAATAACATCGCCCCATGGACCGGCACCCATAGCGGCCTGTTTCCACGCCGGTACCATGTACGTTTCAGCGATTACCTTGGATGACTGTCGAAGCTCTTTCGCTGCCTCTTTCCCGAGTTTAGAAAAATCGCGTAATAACTCATTGAGGCCACCGACATAAGCGTCGAACTGTTTAGCCATTGTTAAGCACCTCCCAATAAGTAATAACCTCTTGCATAGACAATTTCTTAACCTCGTTCAGCGGCCACCCGAGATGCACCGACAACTCGATTATTAACCTTTCGTCGGTGCCAGGTCGAAAGGGTCAATATCCTCCCACACGGCCTCGACAATAATTTTCTTTCTCAGTGACCACGACTCCACGGTTTTAAGGTCGCCGGGCTCTTTCCCCTCAACCTCATAAAAAGCGATAGTGAGGGCCCGTGATTCGTTTGTGTCGTAATCCTTATGAATGATGCGTGAACACATCAGGCTGTGACCTTGCAGCATTTCAAAACTACGGGCCTCAACGTCTTGCCCACTGACATAAATTCGTGCACGTTGCATTGGGTTCCCCTTTACCTTAGACGGATGCGGCGAATAGGACCGACCCGGTGAATGATGTTGACACGGTGACAACACCGTCAGCGGGGTATGTCAGGTCTGCGGATTCGATAAACATCGCGGCACCTGTCCACTTGCCTGATGCCGATTCGACTTCTACGACGACAGAGACGGCGGTAGCGATAGCGGTTTGGAGTGCGCCATACATGCCGGTTACTTCATCGAATAGGAAGTCCAGCGACATCGTGCTGTTCAGGTCGGTCTGGTCGAACGCGACCCCGGAAAGGGTTTTAGTCCGAACGATTGTCGGGGTCGTGTTAATCGTTCCCGACGTGATCTGGTCCTCGTATTGTGTTGCACCGATTTTGACGGTGAACGCTGCTCCTGTAACTCCGATTGCGGGCATTATTTATCCTTCTTTCATTTGTATTTGGACTTGTATTTCGGTTGTCATTACGGTGCCTTGCGATCCGAGGGTCAGGAGTTGCGGCGGGCTTACACTTGCCACGTTCACCGATGTGGGTAGCGCTGCGAGTAGCACGTCGAGGGCGTCTTCAGTCGTAACGATTGCCACCGAGTTAACCCTCACGTTCACATTAAGCAATAGACGCCACCGCACCGCATAGTTAAGGGTTGAACCGATCCGGGTCGGTTGTACCCACGGGGAGTCTGGGACGATAACGACGCTAGGGGTTACTGGGACCGTGGGAACCGTGTCATAAATTTTGTAGCCGAGCCCGGTCAGGCTCGTAACAATTAACTCCCGGGCTTCCGTGGTGAGCGCCATTACCCGACCAGCGTCGTCATCTGTTTGTACGGTGCCAATAGGACCGTGACCCGTGCCATGAGCGCCGAGTTAATCCGTGGCGACGGCGTGAAGTCCACGCTAATAGATTCGCCCCCAGCAGCGTACGCCGCCTGATATGTCTCCACGGCGATGCTCATGGCCGCTATTTTCAGGGGTGCCGGTTCCGCTGCAAACGATACGGGCGTGACGAGGTAACCGATCAGGATACACGCCGAGTTCGCATGTAAGTCAAGTACGAGACTATCCGGGGTCACGTATTCGATGTCAAGATTGTCAGCGAGTTCCTGACCGGTTACCAGTGCCATGATTAAGCGATGTTTGCGATGGACACGATTCCACTGGGCACGAAAGCGAGGGCTGTCGCGTAGCCATATATGGA